TAAATGATTTTTGGTCACGATTTTTATCACGGAACAATTAGAAGATATGTCATTATGTTTGGCAATATCTTTAATGATATGCAGATCAAAAGATATGATTCTTTGGGTGCTGTTGCGCAGACGCTGAATGTTCCCATTTCTTATGGCCCTAAACAAAAACAAATCGAAAGGGTGTTGGCAGATCCAGATTTTACTAGACCTGTTTCTACTATATTACCACGCATAGGATTTGCTATGTCAAGTATGGGCTACAATCCCACAAGAAAACTAAATCCATTTTCTAAGTTTCAGGGAACACTGGACACAGTAAACTCAAATGTTCCCACGACATATGCTCCGGTGCCATATGATTTTAATTTCCAACTAAGTATTTTGACTAAGAATGCTGAAGATGGTACCCAGCTTATAGAACAAATCTTACCTTTCTTTGTACCTGATTATACGGTGACGATGAAGGTTTTGCCTGATGTCAATGCTACTATGGATATTCCAATAGAGCTTGGCTCCGTGACTTCTGATGATAGTTACGAAGGGGATTATGGTAGCAATAGGATATTATCTTGGGATTTAGATTTTACTGTCAAGGGATACTTGTTTGGACCTGTAACGACATCTGATTATATCACTAACGCAGAGGTTGCATATTTCCAATGGGATGATAATGTCGCTACTGACACATACAACTATATTGGTGATGCGGGCCTTAATGTTACGGAGGTAATAACGTGAAGAAAACTGTAGACGAAAAGATAAGTGATTTCTTGAATATTGACAATGGTATCATCGAAATAAGCGAAGAAGATTTTTATACAGAAGAAAAGCCAAAGCAAGAAGTTGTTCATTCTAGCAAAGAAAATGAGAACGTAGAAGCAGACTATGAGTATGCCAGAAACAATCTCAAGGGGCTGATTGAGAACGGTAAGGATGTTATAACCAATATGATGTACCTTGCAAAAGAAACCGAGTCTCCAAGAGCGTATGAAGTTGCGGGGCAATTAATCAAAACGATTGCTGATACCAACAAAGACCTTTTAGACTTGTCGAAGAAAGTCAAAGATGTCAAGAAAGAAGATGCGAAAGATGCGCTGGCGTCTGGGGTTACTAACGTAAGTAATACACTTTTTGTTGGGAGTACTGCAGAGCTTCAGCAGCTAATTGGGAAAAAATAAATTATGGCAACAACACAGTATCTTGGTAATCAAAACCTAAAGGCCGCTGGTGTTGCAGTAAACTTTACTAGAGAACAGATCGAAGAGTACATGAGATGTGCTGGCGATCCTATTTACTTTATTATAAATTATTGCAAGATTGTAACGCTTGATCACGGATTACAACCGTTCGATTTGTATGAGTGTCAAAAGAATAAAATCAATATTATTCACGAAAATCGTAGAATTATTTTGATGGAAGGGCGTCAACAGGGAAAGACAACTACTTCGGCTGCATATATTCTTTGGACAACCTTGTTTTCCGCAAACAAAACGGTTGCGATCCTCGCTAATAAGGCTGCCGCAGCGCGGGAAGTATTATCTCGATATCAAGTTATGTATGAACACTTGCCTGTATGGTTACAGCAAGGTGTTACGACTTGGAATAAGGGTGACATAGAATTAGAGAACGGATCCAAAGTATTCACGTCCGCAACATCATCCAGTGCAATTCGTGGGCGATCCGTTAATATGCTATACGTAGATGAAGCAGCAATTATCCCCAATAACGTTGCAGAAGACTTTTTTACTTCTGTATACCCCACCATTTCTTCTGGTGAAACCACAAAGATTTTACTCTCGTCTACTCCGCTTGGTTATAATCATTTCTGGAAGTTCTGGAATGATGCGGAAGAAGACAGAAATGGTTTTGTAAATCTTTTTATTCCGTATTGGGAAATTCCCGGCAGAGACGAAGCGTGGGCAAACGAACAGCGCAGACTTCTGGGAGATCTAAAATACAATCAGGAAGTCTTGTGTAAGTTCCTCGGGTCAAGTCTGACATTGATTAACTCAGATGTTATATCACAAATGTCAGGCATTCCACCCACAATGCATAAAGATGGGTTGGATATATTTAAGGATCCAGAGGTTGGTCACGTTTACGTGTTGGTTGCTGACACCGCGAAGGGTGTTGGGGGTGACTATTCTGCATTTACTGTTATTGATATTACACAATCTCCATTTACAATATCTGCTAAATACCGTAACAATAAGATTAGCCCTTTGTTGTACCCTTCAGTTATACATACTGTTGCTAAACAATACAATGAATCATTTATATTAGTAGAAATCAATTCATCCGAGCAAGTTGCCCAAATACTACATAATGAATACGAGTATGAAAACTTACTTTTTATCAGCAGATCTAGCACTGGGCAAAAAATCAACAGCGGTTTTGGTGGATCTGGTAGAACAGAATATGGTATCACAACAGATAAAAAAATAAAACGCATTGGATGTTCTACATTTAAATCTTTGGTTGAGGAAAAGAAACTTTTAATAACTGATATGGATATCATATCGGAAATATCAACCTTCATAGAAAACAAAGGAAGTTATTCTGCAGATGAGGGATACCATGATGATTTGGTTATGACACTTGTTTTGTTTTCTTGGCTGTTCACCGATCCTTATTTTAAAGACCTAACTGATATTAATATACGAGAGGAGATGTATAAAAATCAGATAGAGGCAATAGAGAATAATGTTGCACCTGTCGGTTTTATAAATAATGGTTTGGAAGAAGAAAAGTATGTAGATGATAGCGGTCAGGTGTGGGATTTTGCCGAACCGTTGAAAGTTGAATTTTTATAAATAATAGTAGTAATCTGGAAAACAAACATTTTTACGTGATTCCTATTATAAAATCTTAACGGAGGAGAAAAATAATGGCAATTAACTTACAATCGCCTGGAATAAAAATTACTGAAGCGGATCAAGTCACTTCAGTAGGCTCGGTTGGAACTACCACAGGCGCTTCTGTTGGAGCATTTAGCTGGGGTCCTATCGACCAACCCACATTAGTAACAAGCGAAACTGATCTTGTTTCTAAATTTGGTGTACCTAGTATAACTAATAACGTAGACTTTTTATCTGCATCAAGTTATCTTGCATACTCAGCGTCACAGTACGTTGTGCGTGTTGTTGGTGATAATGCTTTAAACGCAGATTCTGCTGGATCCGGTACTCTTGTCAAAAACGATGACGCATATCTTGAGGCAACCTTAACTAGTTCTGGTCATTGGGTTGCAAAACACGCTGGTGTTTTGGGTAACTCACTTAAAGTTGTGATTTGTGAAAGTGCTACTGGTTTCGAAGATTCATCTTTCTCAGATTTTAAAGGTTTCTTTGATGTTGCGCCTGGAACTTCTGACTTTGCTACCGCCCTCGGCGGATCAAATGACGAACTTCACGTTGCAGTTATCGATGAAGATGGAAAGATCACTGGTGTGCCTGGCACACTTCTTGAGAAGTTTGAAGCTGTATCTAAAGCTTCTGACGCTCGCAAGATCGACGGTGGAACAAACTACTACAAGAACGTAATCAACAATACTTCACAGTATATTCGTTGGGCTAATCACGTTGCTACTGTTGCTGAAAAGACCGCAACAATCACGGATGCTGTTTTCTCGGTAGATAAAGTTACCTATACTTCTGCTGCTCACACACTTGTCGTTGGTGAAACAGTTGTAGTAACTGGTATTATTGATTCTGCAACTGGCGGTGAGTTTGATCTCACTGGTGCTATCACAGCTGTTACCAGTAGTACTTTTGAAATCGCCGCGACTGGAATCACAAACACTTATGTTTCTGGTGGTTTAGGTACAGTAGCTGCGCAATCATCAAACTGGGGAAATACTGCATCAGGAACAACATTTGCTGATGGTGGTGTCGCTTTGGTTCATATTGATTCGCTCGGCGGTGGTGCTGAAGGTGATGGGGTTGGTGATGCAGAAAGAATTGTTGGTATACAGTTGTTTGCTAATAAGCTGAATCTTGACGTTGATGTTATCATCTGCGGTCAAGGCGGAGCTACCGTAGTAAACGCAGCAATTACAATCGCCGAAGCGCGTAAAGATTGTGTCGCTGTATTCTCACCACAAAGAGCTGACGTTGTAAACTCTGCTGGTACAGAATCTACTAACATTGCTGCTTTCGCTGACACTATAAGTGCTCGTTCTACTTACGCAGTCGCCGATTCCAACTGGAAGTATGCTTTTGATCGTTACAACGATGTTTATACATATGTTCCTTGTAATGCTGATGTTGCTGGGTGTATTGCACGTACTGATGCTAATGGTGAGCCTTGGTTCTCTCCTGCTGGTTATCAAAACGGCCGTATCTTAAACTCTGTACGTCTTGCTTGGAATCCTACAGAAGCAGAACGTGACTCACTGTACAAGTTAGGTATCAATCCTATCTTCTCTCAGCCTGGTCGCGGAACTGTATTGTTTGGTGACAAGACTTTCACGCAGAAGAAAACTTCATTTAGCCGAATCAATGTTCGTCGTTTGTTCATCACTATCCAAAGTATTATTGGGGATGCTGCTGGAGACGTTTTGTTTGGTCAGAATGATGCAGCACAAAGAGCGTCATTTAGCAATCTTGTTGGATCATACTTGCGCACAGTGCAGGGTGGTCGAGGTGTTACTGACTTCCGCGTAATATGCGACGGCACTAACAATCCAGACTCTGTAGTAAATGCTAATGAGTTTGTATGTGACATTTTTGTCCGACCTATTGCTTCTGTTAACTTCATCCAACTGAACTTTACTTCAGTTGCCGGTGCCGCTGCATTTGCAGAGATCGGGGGTTAATTAAAAGTCAATAAGGAGATATAAAAATGGCATTTACATTACAAGACATGAAAACAGCAATTGGAGCGGGTGCCCGCTCCAATATTTTCGAAGTAACTTATAGTGGTGGTGGTCTTGATGGTGTGGCAGCAAACTTTTCGTTTTTGACTAAAGCGGCCGCACTGCCTAGCTCCACAGTGGGTTTGATCGAAGTTCCGTTTCGTGGCAGAAGACTAAAACTTGCTGGGGATCGAGTGTTCAATGAGTGGACTGCTACCGTCATTAATGACGAAAGCTTTGCTATTCGCGCAGCACTAGAAACTCATCAAAGTTCGTTTACTGATGTTGATTTCGAAGCGGAATCGCTTGGTGATCGAACCGCAGGAAGATCTACTCTCACAGTCTCTCAGCTTGACGCTGCGGGTGTTGCAGTAAGAACGTATAGTTTAATAAACTGTTTCGCTAGTGAAATTGGTACAATCGATTTATCCTACGATACTACAGATACTGTTGAAGAGTATACTGTTACGTGGACGTATGATTACTTCACCACGTCAGTAGCATAAGGAGAACGAAATGGCAGGATTAAAATTATCAAGCTTCAAAGGCGCGTTAGGCGTTGCAGCCAGACCTAACAATTTCTATGTGGACATTACTTTTCCCACAGAAGTTGGTGTTACTAATACCAACATCAGATATCTGTGTAAAACTGCAGCTATCCCAGCATTTTCAGTTGGTGTAGTTGAGATTCCACATTTTGGTGGTCGTAAAATGAAGGTGCCTGGCGACAGAACCTTCGCAGAATGGACCGCAACGTTTATTGCAGATGAAAAAATGCAACTTCACAAAGATATGGAAGCGTGGTTGCAATATATCAAAGCTTCAGATTACAGTCAGGAAGATTTGGCAGGAAGTGATACCAACGATTATCAAGGAACTATCAGTGTTATTCATACTGATCAAAGTGGTTCTGATCTGAGAACATATAATTTGGAAAATGCATTCCCAACAGAACTGGCTCAGTTAGACTTGTCATATGACAACTTTGACACAATTGCTGAATATTCGGTAACTTTCCAGTATTCACACTTGACAACCGAATAATAATCATATATTATATTGGTATAAAGAAGGAGGCAATTGCCTCCTTTTTTATTGGTTGAGTTTTTTCGTGTTATAAATAGAATAAGAAACTAATACATACAGGAAGCGACAATGGCATTTACATTATTTGGATATAAAATTGGAAAGGATGATGTTGAATCAGCAGCACTAAAATCTTTTGTTCCTCCAACCGACGATGACGCCGCAATAACCATTTCTGGTAACGGTGTGTATGGTACATATGTCGATCTTGAAGGAACCGCCAAATCCGGTAGCAGCTTAATTGGTAAGTATCGAGAAATGTCATCGCAACCAGAATGTGATGCTGCAATAGATGATATTGTTAATGAGTCTATTATTTATTCTGAGGATGACTACCCAGTGCAAATTATACTCGATAAACTAGAACAATCAGAAGCATTCAAAAATAAAATTAGAGAAGAGTTTCATCACACAATGAAACTTTTAGATTTCAATAATCAAGCATATGATATTTTTCGTAGATGGTATGTAGACGGAAAACTATACTACCATATGGTCATCGACGAAAAATCACCAAAGAAAGGTGTGAAAGAGATTCGTTATATTGACCCTCGGAAAATCCGTAAGGTTAGAGAAACCCCGAAGGATAAAAAAACTAACAACGTAAATGACACTTTATATACAAAACCTATAGAGTATTTTATCTATTCCGAAAAAGGCTTCCAAAAAGACGCTAACAATGGATTGAAGATTTCACCTGACTCGGTGTGCTATGTGCATTCTGGAATTCTTGACCATAATGGAAAAGATATTCTGTCACATTTGAGCAAAGCAATCAAGCCTTTGAACCAATTAAGGATGCTTGAGGATGCGACAGTTATCTATAGGATTTCTCGCGCACCAGAACGTCGAATTTTTTATATCGATGTTGGTAATCTTCCCAAGATGAAGGCTGAACAATACTTGCGCGATGTGATGCAGAAGTATAAGAACAAGTTGGTGTATGATGCTAACACAGGTGAGGTTAGGGATGATCGTCGTTATCAAACCATGTTAGAAGACTTCTGGTTGCCTCGTAGAGAAGGTGGTAGAGGTACGGAGATTACTACATTGCCTGGCGGACAGAACCTCGGCGAGATTGATGACGTATTATACTTTCAGAAAAAACTTTATAAATCGCTGAATGTACCGGCATCACGTTTGGAGGCCGATACCGGTTTTTCTTTAGGGCGTGCTTCGGAAATCACACGGGATGAAGTAAAATTCAGCAAGTTCGTTGGTCGATTGAGAATGCGTTTCTCGCACTTGTTTGACCGATTGCTGGAAACTCAATTATTATTGAAAGGTGTATGCACCAAGAAAGAGTGGTTGGAATTAAAAGAAAATATCAATTATGATTTCATTTCGGATTCGCATTTTATTGAGTTAAAAGAAACTGAAATAATTCGAGAAAGAATATCTATGCTGAACGATATGGATCAGTATGTTGGTAAATATTTCTCTCACGATTACATCAAGAAAAATATTTTGAAAATGTCCGAAGAAGACATTAAAGAGATTGGTAAAGAAATTGATAAAGAAGGTAGCGACGAAGAATACGAAGAAAGGATAGAAGATGAAAAACCTCAACCAAAAATTTCGAATGAGACGTTCGAATTTATACCGAAAGAGACTGAAGATCAAAGCGAGTTAGCTAAATCTATGTCAAAGTTTTTCGATAGTTTGGTAGAAGAGGGTAGCAATGATAAAGAAGAAAAATGATCCGAATTTGACCGAAGCTGTTAGTATAGCAACCTCTGTTGCATATACCAAGAAAGAAATTGACAAGCTTGAAAATAAAATTTTTCAGGTTATTGAAGATGTGCAGCCGGTACGAATTTTTGGGCTTGATGGTAAAGATGGTGCTGCCGGAGAACGCGGCCCTGTGGGTCCGAAAGGTGAAAGGGGTTTTATAGGAAACAAGGGAGATAAAGGTGATGCCGGAGAACAAGGGTCGCAAGGACCACAAGGAGAGCGTGGAGAACGCGGTGAACAAGGTGAACAAGGACTTCAAGGTGTTGTTGGAATTGCTGGCGAGAATGGAGAACGTGGAGAGCGCGGACCCGAAGGACCACAGGGGTTAAAGGGTGAGAAGGGTGATAAAGGAAAGAAAGGGGATCGCGGAGAAAAAGGCGAGCAAGGCGAGCAAGGAATACATGGAGTTTCTGGTCTTGACGGTAAAGATGGAAAAGATGGCGAACCTGGCCAGAAGGGTGAGAAGGGTGACACTGGAGAAAGAGGAGAGCGTGGTGATGTAGGTCCTGTCGGAAACACAGGCCCACAGGGCGCACAAGGGCTTAAGGGCGACGCCGGAACTCCAGCCGACGAAGAGTCTATCAAGAAAGAAATTACGGAATTTGTATCGAAAACAGAAGAAAGTATAACAGATTTTGTTAAAAAAATTGATGATGAAATAAAAACCGCAGATAAATATGTAAAAGATTTTGAGTTGAAAGTCAAGCGCGATCTAGAAAAAAGCTTGAACGAAATGCGACAGAGAATCGCTAACGGCTGGGGTGGTTCTGGTGGTGGTGGTTCAGTTCGAATTTTAGAGAACGATGATGTAGAATTTAAAAAGAGACATCAAGTCGAAGGCGATTCTCTTTTAATCTTTGATGCATCAAAACAGAAATTTGTTTCTGAATCATTTAACGATATCATAGAGAGATTGCAAATAGGTATGGAACAACAATACGACAGATTAGTTGATACTGAAGGTGATTATACATATATTGGCGAATCCGTCCCAGGCACCGCGAGAGACGCCTCTACGTGGCGTATTAAACGTGTTTACGAACAAGGTGATGACTTAGAAATTATATGGGCCGACAACACAGCAGATTTTGCCAAAGTTTGGGATGACCGCGCAACTTACGAGTATAACTAATGGAATGTGGTGAATGCACAGAATGTTGTGAGTTATTACATATAGACTCACAGAAACCTCTTTTAGATGGTGAGATAGAATTAATTGCAATTGATTCACCAGCTGGTCAACTGTGCAATTACTGTGATAAAAATATAGGTTGTACGGTTCATGAAGATAGACCGTTGATATGCAGGACATATGAGTGCGCTTATACGCAACACGAAAGTGCACCAATTGAATTAAGGCCTGATAAATGTGGTGTAATATTTGAAAAGTTGGATGACAGTTTATTTGTCGGAACGATAAAACCAGATCGACCAATAACAGAATATGGGTCTAAACAAATTGATGCATTTAATCAACAAGGATATAATGTAGTACTTACAAAATATGATACACCAGAAGTAAAAGTTTTTTGTCGTGATGGAGATGTTCAACGTAATGTACTTTTAAAATTCGCAGAATATAGAAGAGTAGCAAATGGCTAACACACCGACAACTGATTTAACAGGCGGGCAAACTCTGTATGCAGACGGAACTACTGGGTGGGCAGAACTTCCCTCTTACAGTTCTGGTGGTGCTCCATCGTCAGAAACAGAGGCGTTCCTTCAAGGTACGGATTGTGTATCTCAACAAGTGGCTGCTAATAAAACTGGTGCTGCTTCTGGATTGAACTACGCCGTTGCAGATCCTACCGGATTCGTTGATGGTACAGATGTATTTTTCTTTTGGTGGCTTTTCCTGTTTCCCGGCGCTATTAATGCTTACAACGAAACGGTTGGACAAACTGCGCCGTCACAAAACTCGCCAGGAACTGCATCTGGATTTTTTATAGGCATCGGATCCTCTACTACTAATCATGATTGGTACGCAGTTGGTGGGTCAGATTATGGTCGTTATCCATATGGCGGATGGCAAAACGCAGCGATTGATCCGGGCCAATCTGCTTCTTTCACAGACGGACCTCCGGCGGCCTCTACATATTCAAACTTTGGATTTCTTCCTAACATAGCCTCTGCTCCGTCTCGTGGACAATCTCTTGTTGTTGATGCTATCCGTTACGGTAGAGGATTAATTCAATACACCGGTGGTTCACCTGCTGGAACATTTGATGACATTGCAGACACTAATGATACAGTTGCTAACAGATGGGGATTATTTCAAAGGGCTAGTGGTTCTTTCTTATGGAAAGGTAAACTTGAACTGGGAACAACTGCATCATCTCTTTTATTTACGGCACAAAATAGAACAATAAACATTGATGATACTCGACAAGTATATACGAATTTTAACGTGCTTGAAATTAATAACTCCGCATCGGTTATAACGTTTAATAATATCACAATAAACAAATTGCGTTATATTGACACATTATCATTCGATAACTCTAAAGGTAATTTTTTAGTAAATAACGGCGCAACTGTTAGTCTGGATGGTTGTACTTTTGGTGATATGAATACATTTGTATTTGGTGCTAACACTACAGTAGTTTCTACATCATTTTTAAGATGCGCTCAAGTTACACAAGGAAGTGCCACAATAACATCATGCGATTTTATTAACGGTACAGGAACAATAAGTCTGTCAGTGAACAGTTTAACGGATGTGCAAACTTGTTCTTTCACCAGTGATGGTTCGAACCATGCAGTTGAATTCACAGGAACAGTTCCTTCAGAGTATACTTGGAACCATACTTCTTCAGGATATCTTGCCGGATCTCTTGGTGATTTTACTACGGGCACCAANGTCAANGCAACTCTTTACATCAATCCAAGTGCTACCTCAACAACAGATTTAATATTGAATATTCCTANAGGTANTACTGTTCCAAGTATTCGATTTGGGGCAAACTACAGTGGCACTGTTACTGTTCGAAATGCACCGAAAACTATTGATGTTAACGTNAAAGATGAAGATGGGGTTAATNTATCTGGCGCATTTGTTTGGTTGAATGATGGTGTTANCACCATCTTTAATGGTACTACTGATGCGAGTGGTAATATTCCACAACAGGATTATGTTGGTTCAAACAACACTACGCTAAGAGTACGAAGATTTGGCGACAAACCATTTGAAACAACTTTGGGTACTTCAACAAGTTCAGTATCACAGTTGGTAACACTTGTAAACGACAGACAGCAAGTAGCGGTACCTACACTNAATCAAACATATACAATCAATACGACTGCNTNCACGATAACAGTATCGGGTGGGTCTGGTAGTGTTGTCCATACAGATTATACTACACTCGATACTGCACAAAACCTATATGAATTTGTAATGAATACTTTTGCTGCTACGGCTTTCATGGAGTTTTCAGAACCGTTAGAATCAATCACAAACAATCAATATAATTTCATCAATAGTTATACCTTTGGTGCGAAAGATATCGATTACAAATATATCTACGATGGTTCGTTTACTGATGCTGCTAATAATCTATTGTGGTCTAACGTTAAAACAATTGGTACACAGGAAGCAGGAACAAGCATTTATATTGTCCAAGGTGTGGAAGCATCTGACGCTGCCTTGACTTCTTGGTGGCCTGACGGTAACATCGACGTTTTAGTTAAAGTAGAAGATGGCACATTTATTCAATCAACTGATGATACAGCAACCAATGTCAATGGTGGGGTTTGGTTGT